ACCTTGTCGTAGTCGCCTTCGAAGCGGTCGCGCACAACGCCCGTGAACAGCGGCGTCGCCGTGCCGTACTCGTCGCCCCACGTGCGCGCCAGTATCTCCGTCAAGTTGCTGGCGTCGGGGCCGTACTTCAGCCCGAGCGTATCCATCAGCCACAGACCCAGGCGCGCGATGCGCTTGATCTTGCCCTGCGCCGAACCGTCCCGCGCGCCGCCTTCCAGCGGCATTGTCTGCCCGTCGCTGTTGTAGAAGTACCCGAGCGTCTTGATCAGCCCGGCGCGCGTGAACGTGGCCGTGCCGTTCGTGATCGTGATGTCCGTGTGCTTCGTGCCGTCGATGTACGCGCCAACCGTTTCTCCTTCCAGATGCCATAGCCCGGTGACGGTCGCAGTAGCCACGGCGTCTACTTGCGTCCAGCCGGCGTCCACGTAGAATGCGTCTTCCTGCAAGTCTTCGGTTTCCCAAATCTTGCTCATGTACTCAATGTAGCGGCGCGTCTGCCCGTTGATGTAGCGCTTCACGACGAGATAGAGTTCGTCGCGCGTCGCATCCGGGGCCGGCACAACCGCGACGCTTTCGACCAGCGGAATCGCCGTGCCTGCCGCGTTGCTGGTGCCGCCAAGTTCATGCCGGTGCCAGCCGACAACGTCTTGGTCGCGCGCGTACGTCATGCCGAGCAGCACACCGTCTGCCCGCGGCGCCCACACGATAGGCTGCGGCTGCTCCTGATAAGCCATGTCGACCATGCCGGCACGCGCGATGTGCTCCGACAGCAGCGTCATGTCCGGCGCCTTGAAGCCGTCGACTTCGAACACGTAGGCCAGTTCGCGCACCTTGCGCGCGGCGCGCTGCGGGAACAGCACCGCCTTGCCAGCGGTGACGGGCGCAATGTCGGCGCTGCCGTAGCGCGTGGACGGCTTCGCTGATATGTTCGTCGGCGTGATGGCTTCGTTCAGCGTGGACGCCTTTACTTGCCATTCGCCGCGGCCCGTGCCGACCATCAAGCCCTTCTCGTTCGGTGCCATCCACTTGATCGCGTTCACGTCGTCGGCGTTCAGCACGAACGCGACGGCATTGTCGGCGGCGACCACGCCGGCCGTAGACGTGGGCGAGAAGTCGGAGTACAGCCCCGTCTTGGACCCGTCCAGGCGCTGCGGATAGAGCGCGGCGCCAGCGAAGAACAGCCGGTCGTCATAGAAGGTGCTGCACGCCGGCCAGCCGGTCGTGTCAGACCAAATACCGAGACGCCAGTTGACCTTCGCATTCGTGTTCGTCAGGGTCGACAGCACGTCTACCGTCACCGACACCGTAGACCCCACGGTCAGTATCTCGCAGTAGCCCCAATTCGACACCGTCGTGACTTCGTTCAGCCGTATGAGGCGCCCGACATCCGTGGACAGGAAGCCCTGCCCGTCGTTGATGCCAGTGACGGCGCTGGCGGTTACAGTCACCGTACCCGTGGCTGCGCTGGGCGACAGTGTGGTCGCCGTCGTGTTCGTCGCGTCGTACGGGCCGTCGATGAACGCCACGTCGGTCAGCGACCACGTAGTCGCAGACGTGCGCACGAGCGCCGCGGGCGGATGGTCCGGGTGCGAGATGTAAAGCGTGTCAGCCGACTGCGTGATGCGGATCGCCGACAGTTCGGCCTCGGTGTAGGTCGTCGTGACTTCGACGACTTCCGCCACGGTCCCGCCGGAACTCCAGGTGCCGTACGCCGAACTATTCACAGCGACGCCATCCGAGTCGTACAGCTGAAACGTATTCGCGCCGGCGTTGACGCTCTTGACAACGAACTCGCGGTTGTTCACTTGCGTCATGCCGACGACGCCAGTGACTACGACGCGCTCGTCATTCGCGAACGTGTCGGACCCGGAGTAAGTAAGCACCGCAGGATTCGCCTTGCTGATGCCCGTGATGTTCTGCGCCGTCTTCGTGAGAATGCCGTGGCTCGTGTAGAACCGGATGTAGTACTCGCCGAACTCCAGGATGTAGGTCTGCTCGACGGAATACTGGAACGGCAGCACGCGGCACGCCTTGTCGTGGTGCCTGGCTTGATGCATGAAGGCGGTGCCGGGACGGCGCGTCCAGCCGCCTTGCAGCAGCGGGATTCCGTTCAGGCAGACGGCCAGCGCGGACTTATACTTGGCGATGTCCTGCCGACCGAACAGGAGTTGGCTGAACTCTCCTGCGTTGAACGAATTTTGAATGCCCGATTCTCGGCTCATTTACAGCCTCGCCAATAGCCATTCGTCCTCGTTCGCCTCTTTCGGGCCTTTCTCGATCGAGCCCCATTGTCTCGCCTCGGCCAGCGCGTTGCCGAGTTCGTTGTACAGGTCGGCCTTCTGCGAATTGCTTCCTGTGATTTCCTTGCAGGTCGCGACGGCCAGCTTCAGTTCGAACACTTCGACGAACAGCGCGTCAAACAGGTTCGGGTCTTCGATGCGCGCGATGTAGCGAATCTCCAGCGGTGCTGCGTCTTTCGTGACGATGAAGCCGCCTTCCAGCTTCCAGTCCACGTTGACGCCAGTCTCGTCGTCACGCAGCACGCGCAGGTAGTCGTTAGGCACTGCGTAGCGGTTGTAGTCGCCCCACGTCGGCGCAGTGCCGTCGGCGGCGATCGACTCGCGCTTGATGGCGAACGCCCAATCGTACTGCCGGATCAGCGAGTCGCGAACGCGCGCGAACGCTGCGTTCATCGAGCGCGCGTTCGGCTTGTCCTGCGTCAGCGACTCGATGCGGCTTGCGCCGAGTCGTTGCAAGGCTCCGTTCGCGATGGATACGTTGCTGGTTGTCATATCAAATCCGATTCGCTTTCGATTTTCGCTTCGGCCTTCTTGTGTTTCTTCTCGGTCAGCGCTTCGATCTTCACTTCCGCGTCCTTCAGCTTCGCCTGCGTGCTCGCCAGTTCTGCGGCCAGCGTCGCAGCCCTGCCGCTCAGTTGCTGGATGTGCGCCTGATACTCCTGCGCCAGCGCGGCGACGCGAATATCGAGATCGGTCGGAGCGTTCATGCGCGCTCTACTCCTGCATTCGCCAGCAGCGTGTTGATGGCGTAGGTGTCATCCGTTCCCCAATTTGCATATTGCTCCGGCGTGATGGCGACGGTCATGCCGGACTGGAGTGCGACGAAATTGCCGTCTGCATCTTCAGTGCCGAAGGCGAGCGTGCCGCTGGCTTGCACGCCGGGGATGACTTCGATTTGCAGCACCTGGGCGCGGTCGGCGGTGACTAACGCGGGGAAGGCGCTCAGGGTGATGGGTTTGATGGAGATCATGGCTTTCCTATGCGATAGTCACGCCCGATGCATTGGCGTTAATCACTTCTGCAAGCACCTGACAAGTGTGATTTGTCGAGCTTCCGGAGCCGCGCGCGATGGTCACGTCGATTGTGAATGTCTGTGTCGCGTTGTTCGCCCCAGTCAATCCAGAGGCCGCGGCGGTGATGGTGACAGTCGCTGCACCCGCGACTGCGCTGGTCGAAGACCCATATGCGGTCGAGAATGTCGCCACGGTCGCAACGCCAGATGTGCGAGCGATGGCAACGTCGTAGCTGATCGAGCCGCTCGCCTCATTGGAGCCGACCGCGCCGCCTGCGCCTAGCGATCCTTTGAGCGTGAGCTTAATGGTCGCGGAGTGCGCTGCGTTCGGGACGGTGACAGTGAAGGTCGGTGTCGCTGTGTTGTCGGCAATGCTGGCGATGGTCTTAAGAACTTTGTCGGAGCAGGTAACTGCGCCGAGGGTCGAGCCACCTGCGCCGGTAATCGCGTTCGACAGTTTCAGGCTTCCGGCGAAACTACCAACAGCGCCTGTTCCTACTGCGAACACCCCGGTAGCTAATCTGGATAACGAAACGTCTGCCGCAGTTAAATCAGCAGCACCTGAGCAAATCGAAATTCCAAGGTTGGAACTAACAGAAATTCCATTCGGGCCAAAATTGCCGATGCTCACACCAACCCGCGAAAAATACACACCATTTGCCGAAACTGAAAAACCAGAGCTAGGCCCTGCGGAGCTAGAATATTGCGGAACACTGACTGAGTACGCAAGACTGGACTGTATTTGACCAGCCACAAGCATCGAACCCGCTTTGCCAATACTCAGAAGATTGGTCGTCCCAGCCGCCCCGCCCAATATCTGAAACGGCAACGCCCCAGCAGCAGACTGCGTATCCTTGATAACAACCTTTACGCCATTGAATGCAACCAGGTTGTTATTCCACTCCTGATACAGGTACAGCGCATTAACATCGGTCGTCGCCGTTCCCGCCTTCGCGGTCAGGCCCTGGCCTGCGGTCGTGCCCCATTTCAGGTTGGCGTTGTCCTGCGCCAGCACGCCGTTCGTGCCGGCGAAGAGGATGCTGCCGGCGGTGGCGGAGATGACCGGCTCGCCGATCGCCAGCGGGACGGAGCCTATGAAGGCTAGCACTGCGCGCGGCCTGTAGTCGCTGCGGAG